ACTTTTGGTGCGCTGCCTGTAGCAGCATTAGTTATATCAAACTGATTGACTGCAGAGCTTGTTGTCTGGAATATAATTTGTTCGTTGCTATTTTCATCAGCAATAAAATGTGCATCGTCAATAAGTATATTGTGGCTATTTGTATCTAAGTTGCCACCAAGTTGAGGACTGCTATCTTCTACGATGTTTGATATACCGCCACCACCGCCAGAAACTAAGTTGCCGACTGTAACTTTACGAAGTGCAGAAGCAGAGTCATCAAATATAAGAACAAAGTCATTTGTTGTGTCCATACTGGACTCAGCAGTTTGTCCTGAAATAACATTAGCATTGACCATTGCTGTTTCTACGGCATCGCTTGCAATAGTTACAGCACCGTTGCTTGCAATAGTTACATCACCAGATACAGCTACAGGATTAAAGTTAGTTCCGTCAGCAACCATAATGTGACCAGAGGTATTTGTACCCATAGTCAGGTCATCACCAGAAATAGTCAAGTCACCAGCTATTGTTGCATCTGCACCAGAAAAAGTCATGGCTGTTGTAGTACCTGACTTAATTATAAGATTACCAGAAGTATTTGTTAAAGAGCCATAAGTTGTCCCTGCATCTTTCAAAAACACATCACCACCATCTGCATCAAGCACGATGTCTGTACCAGCATCAAGAGTAATTGTGCTGCTGCTATCTATTTCTTCAATGATGGGTGTGGTAAGAGTTTTGTTGGTAAGAGTTTGTGAGCCAGCTAATGTAGTAACTGTGCTGTCAATAGCAAAGGTAACAGCGTTGCCAGAACCGCTGGTATCAATACCTGTGCCACCTGTAAAGGTGAGAGTTTCACTATCTAGGTCAATGCTTAATGCACCACCTGAGTCTGCTTGAAAATCTAAATCTTCAGCAGTAATTTGTGCATCTACGTATGCCTTAATAGATTGTTGTGTAGCAAGATGTGACGCACTATCCGAAGATAAATCATCTTCATCTTTGATAGATGTGCCACTAATCGTGCCATTAAGAACTGCGCTTGTTAATGTTTTGTTTGTAAGAGTTTTAGTTGTAGCAGAAAGATATGTGTCAAATGTATCAACACTTGTATGCCGCATTGTGCCAGCATCGTTAGTCACAATACCATCGCTACCAGCTACGGCTGTAGTGCCTACAGATGTGCCACCGTCCATTATATTAAGTTCAGCACCTGTTACAGTTAACGCTGTGCCATTAAGATTAAGTGCATCTACGTTTGCAGTGCCATCAATAAATAAGTCTTTAAACTTTTTACTGCTAGAACCAAGGTCAATGTCATCATCTGTGGTAGGCTCAATCACACCATCTTTAACAACAAACTGTTCTGTAGATGTGCTGGATACGTCAATACTAAATTCTATTTGATTGTTGCCATCATCAACAACAACTTTGTTAAGAGGAGTAGCTACACCGGGGTCTCCAATCAATCCAATGACTGGACCTTCTGCTGCTGTACCATCATGTTTATGTCCTGAAGTGTTTACAAAAGCTGCTAGTATCTGATTAAATTCATCATTACTATCGGCTGCTTGGATAACATCACCGTCACTAAATGTGGATTGTCTGGTATAACCTGCCATAAATTATCTCCTCGCGTCAGCCTGAAACTCTAGTTGAAAACCTTTTAAAGAATATGGGATAGATGTGCCTCTATCGTTTACACGTAACGCCATTGCAAAGCCACTACCTTCTACAGGTTGTCTAATTATTGGGTTTATGTTACCGCCGTAAGTAGCAGTGCCATATGTAGATGAACCATAAACAGCCACTATGGACGTACTATTAAATGGATATGCTGCAGGTCTAGGAGCATTGCCTGTTTCATAATCATATCTAAGAAATAAATCTGCGTTTACGATACCCTCTGGTGCATAGTTTATAGTTACTCTTTGGAATCTTTTTCTTATGCCAGCATCGCCCATAATAAAATCGGGAGAGCGATATTTACCTGTTACATCACTACCGTCAAAGTTATTGCCTTTTTCTTGACGATAAACAAAACCATCAAAGTCTCCATGCAATACTATGCTATCACCAGAAACAACTACACTATCTGTACTATTTGCCCGTATGCCTCGTAAGTCAGCAAACTCATAGCTATTTATTTTACGAACACAAATTAAACCTTTTGTTGTGTTTCTAGGAATGCTGGCATTTGAAAAGAAAATTCTGTATTGAGTTTTGTCTGGTATAACAACGCTGTTAAATTCATCTACATCAGACACCCCTGCAAATCTTTCTTGTACAGGTTTACTAATTGTGCCTAGCTCAACATCCCCAATTTTTTCCGTGCCTGCAATAGTTCTCAAGCCATCTTTACTTAGGAATACAACATCACCTGCAAACTCTTGTATAGTAAAACCATTAGAGCAGCCTATTTCCCGTGTTATAGGTTGAACGGTAAAATCAGCTATTGTACTTCCTGCTAGTCTAAAAATTCTTTCTTCACAAAAGATATACAAGAAATCTCTAAACGGAACTAATCCAGTTATAGGACTATCTACAGCTATAGTTCCTGCACCGTTTGCTACAGAAAAATCATCATCAGTAAATGGCGCAGTAAACACTAACTCTTGCGGATTACTTGACATACCAGCAAAAAACAAAGCATCTTTAAATCCAGTAACAATAGACGGGTCTGCTGGTGAGCCTGTGCCTGTTAAATCTGTAACTGTGGTGTTGTCATACTTAGATGCAGGATTAGAACCGTCTGCCCATACTATAAAATCTGTACCTGCTAAATTATATCTAAAGAATGTATATCTACCTGCACTTGTTCTGCCTGTATCAATCTCTGTCCAACTACCTGTAGCTCCACCTTTGTGTACCTTACCACCTCTAGCTGCAATTACGTTGCCCTTAAAATATGCAGACATTAAGACAGGCTCAGAAGAACTTGAGTCTTGTGGAACTATATTACTATTCCATTTTTGGTAGCCTGATATTCTTCTATACCCACCTGTGATAGACGGTTCAAAGTTTTCTAATTCTGTGGCTGTTCCCGGTTGTTGTGCAAAAGGAGTTTGGTCTAATATTAATCCACCCTCACATGCAAATAAAAATGGATTAACGCCAGATGCATCTGCCATTTAAAACTCCTAAAATGTCGCTACATTAATACCATATCTTTGCGAGTGTGGCATGTATGTTGACCTAACATAATCTGTTCTATTCAAAAGAATAGATTGCATATGCTTTATACCTTCTTCAAATCGACTAAAATTTAACCCATACTGCTGCGCTTCACCCCGATACTGATAGCCATACGCAGTAGCACCATCTGCTATAACTTGTCTAAACTGTTCGGGTATAGTAGGAACATCTGTAGCTGCAGTTAAAGCTGTAGGGCGAGAATACCTTTCATACTTTAATTCATATGCTTTATCGGGATAAGGGTATAAGCCATAGTTATTATCTGGTGTTCGGAATACATATGTAGGCACACCACCTGACCCACCTGTGGTTTCTTGGTCTATAAATCTATCTACGTATTCTTTGTAATCAAGAACTCTTAGTGTAACACCTGCTACTCCTAACGTATCATTTTTACTTATACGGAAAGTTTCGTAGTCTACGTGTTGTGTTCCGGCAGGTATTGTGTAACGAGTTTGACTTGCAACTAATGTTTGTGTTTCTGTTGCGTGACTAAAAGGCCAGCCATATTCTCGTTGATTAATGTAATTAATAGCATCGTTTACTGCATTTTGACATTGTATTTGAAACCCTCGTGCTGACGTAAAACTAGCTGCTGTTAAAGCAGGTTCGTTCATACGTGCAAGAACTTCGTTTGTCAAACCCAAGTAATCGTATGCCATATTAAATCCTCAAAAGAAAGTGAGGGGGCAAGTTGCCCTGCCCCGTCACATTATGTTACGCGAGTGCGTCTCGGTCTACCTCATCGGCGGTCAATGAACCGGGGTCATCAACATCCAAGCAGACAGCAAACATGCGGATTTTACCGCCTGTTGTAGTACCTGTCATTGCTTGAATTTCAACGTCAATAGTATCTGAAGTGCCACCAATAAGAACAGGAGTTTGTCCTGCCTTAAATGCATAGTCACCTACAGATGCACCATCAAAGTCAAATCCATCAACAAAGTTGTCCAAGTCCCCACCAGTAATACCGAAGTCAAAATCTGTGTCGGTAGAAGTACCAGCGTGAGCCGAAGTTACCTCAAAACCAGCACACATGATGAGTGTATTAGCTGGGATAGTCAGACCCGGAATGACATCGTTAGCAGCAAGGGCAGTACCCTTATCTGTAACAGCTTGTGCAAAATCCAACTCTGCTGAAAGCAAGTAAGGTTTACGACCACGTGCGTCATTTCCACGTGCTACAGAAGTAGTATTATCACCTAAAGCCATAATTCAGTCTCCCTTACGCCAAGCAATAAGCCGCAGTTGCGATTGCTTCAGGACGAAGAATCTTGCGGCCATACAGATGCATACCACGGACAATATCAGCAAAGCTGTCCGGGTCGCGATAAGTCTCGGTCTTGTTAATCTGCTCTGCAGTTGCAACAGCAGAAGAATGACCAGCCACGATTATGCCCATGTTTGACGTGTTAGGACCGCCTGTAGTTGCAGGGCCAGTACCCAGCGAAGGCAAGTTGTTAGACGAATAAACTTGGAAACCGTGAAGGTTGTTTATTACAAGACCATTCTGAAGACCAGAGCCACCAAAGTCAGAGTTTAGAAGACGTGAATCTTCGTCCTTCAACACCTCAATGAAAACTGGGTCAAGAACGAGCCAGCGTCCTTGGGTATCAACATTTTGTTGGTCCATCAGACGTGACATACGTGCAATGATTTGCAGCGGGAATGCGTTACCAGCAGTGCTGGACTTAGCAGCCGTTGCGCCACCTGCACGTGGCTCAATACCAATACAGTTGTTTGCAGAACCTGCAGAACCTGATGCATTAGTAAAGTCAGATGCGTCCAAAGACATAGACGCAAGCAATTCAGCACCAACTAGGTTGGCACCACCAGAAGCACTGGTTACAGCCTTGCTACCGTTAACAGTTGTGTTAACAGCGTTAGGTGCGCCATGAATAGCTGATTGCTTAAAGCCTGACAGATAGCCAAGAACTTCTTGGTCCATCTGGTCAGCGAGGCGATACGCAGCACGGTCACTTGCCAAAGATTGGAAGTTTACGTGTGAGTGTGCCTCTTCGATGTCGTCAACCTTAAATGCAAAGTAGTTAGCTTTGTCAATAGTAAGGTTGAAATCTTCATCGTCAAGGTCTTGCGGCGTGATAGTTGTACCACGTGCATATTCCTTAACGGTGATTTCGGGTTCCTTGATAATCTTAACGGAATCCCCCATCTGCGCGATTTCACCAAAGTAGTCATTGTTGGTGATTGCTTCAACAATAGATGCCTTGCGGAAAGCAAGCTGCACCTGTTTGCTGTATATAATGGGAGAGAAATTACCATTAGGAAGATTACCGTAACCACTAGCAGTAGTAAATGCCATGATTAAATCTCCGTTTAGCATTATTTTACAGATGCAAACTCACAAGACTATTAGAGGCTGATTTTCTTGGGTGTGACTGTACGGGTCAGGCCAAGGTCTTCAGGTAATCCGTAAGACTTTGCTGTTTGCGACATTCAGTGTAACAATATTGCGCAATAAAGTTACACTAATCTGACTATAGTTATACCCATATATAACTATTTGTCAACACTTTTTTCTTTCGGCACTTCAATAAAATTCATATTCATGCTGAAAGACCTACGCTCACCCTTCGTGTAGAAAGGATATACGCAGTGAAATAGTTGTGAAGGGAACACATAGAAGTCGCCCACTTGGGGTTTGACTACAAAGTTTGTACAAGTATATCCTGATGGTGTGCCTGATGCAAACTGTATGTGTCCATTAGCAGGATGATGGTCTTTATAGTCCTCTTCCCACTCTTCCTCTATACCTTCAGGTAGCTGCAGATAACCCACACAAGACAATCTTGACCCTGTGTGTATATGTAATGGATTGTATTCATTTTCAAATTGTCTAACAAACCAACCTGAAATTACCTGCAGTCCATAGTTATAGTTTTCTACATCTAATGACTTTGCTCCAAGAGAGTTTCTTATTTCTGAATAGGCTTGGTATTTACCTACAAATTGTCCCAAACCCTCTTGTGCAATCTTTATTATTTCATCATCAAATGCTAACTCTGCTTTTACTTTGCCCACTAAATTATCTGAATAGTCTTCTAATCTATCAGACATTTTACTATTTAGACTTTCAACTAACTCATCTGGCATACGATAGTATCCCATAGTTGGACCGAAAGGGGCAAATAGTTCCATTTCTTTTTGTGGTTTATATATGATACTCATCGTGCAGAACCGCTTACATCATATACAAACTTACCAGAACGAATAGCTTCCATGATTTCATCAGAATGCTTTTCGTATTCTTGTGCAGACATTTTCTGTACTTCTGACTCTTTTATATAAGTAGAAGTTTCATCCTGTTGTGGTTTACTTCTTGAGTCTTTTGTTGATACAGATTTAGCTGCAGCTTTATCTGACTTAGGCTTATCTTTCTTAATACCCATATCAGCTTTGTATAAGTCAATGGCTCTAGCAGCAGAACGTGCATCATTGTCATTGTCATACAGCGCATCTTGTACCCACTTAGGCTGCTCTTCTGCCCAGTCGTGAAACTCATCGCTGTCACGTATCTCACCAAAGTCGGGGTGTATATGCATTAGTTCTGCTTCAGCTTTTTCTTTAGTAGCACTAGACTGCAACTCATCAATTGCTTTCATTCTTTCTTCAAGGGCAGTAGATTGCTCACGTGCCTTTTTCATAGCAATTGTTTCTACTATAGCTGCTACATCTGGATAGTCTGCTGCCCATTGTTCAATGTCCTCATCAGACTTAGGCAGTTTCATTTCTTTCTGTGCGGCTTGGCTCAGTTGAGATTTAAGCGATTCAATCTCTTTCTTAAACTCTTCGGCCTGTTGCTGTTGATGTCTACGCAAGTCAGAGTAACGCTTCTTAAATGTTTTTTCCTCTGCGTTCTTAGGTTCTTCTTCTTCTGGTTCAGTAGCTTCTTGTTCTACCTCACCCTTCTGCTCTTTCATCAACTGTTCTAGTTCTTCTTCTTCCATCTTGCGTTTTTCTTCGTTAGTATACTTACGATTTGCAAACGCGATTTTTTTTTCGGGCTTCATTTCTTCAGCCATAATTGTAGCTTGTTCAGCCATTGTACTTCTCCTCGTTGGGGCCAACCGTAGCCACGCCGGGGTGGGGGATTAGGTAGCCAACATATTGTGAATTATTTTTTAGAAGCTAATCCACTCCGCTTCATTTGTTTGGCTAGACCACCAGATTTAAACCTAGATTTATCACCGGGATAACCACCTCCGCCGCTTCTGGAAGGACCTGAAGCTGCGTCAGCTTGTCTATCAGTTAATCCACTAAAAGCTCCATCGTCGTCTCTTTGAACATCACCACCAGATGGGTCTGATGTAGATTTTTTGGCTCTATCAGCAGCCTTGGTAAAGGCACCTCCTTTTGTAGTATCTTTAATTTTTGCCATCTCCGCAGCAGTAGTTTTTGTATAATCAAGCCCTGCGGATTCTGCGGTTCCTTTTAAACCAAGCCCCTTATCACTTAATCTTGCACCCGGTCCCGGTGCTATACCACTAGCTTCAATACCAGCTTTACCACCTTTGCCAGCTTCTGCTTTGTCTGTTACCCCACTAGCACGTGCCGCACTACTACTAAAATCCTCCCTTGCCTTATTCAGAGCCGTTTGCGCAGCTTCTTTTTCTACTACTGTTGCACTAGCACTTTCTATAGTAGCTGCTGCTTTTGCATAATCGGCAGATGCATTAGCCATATTACCTAATTCTGCTCTCAAACTTTTCTCTGTAAAAAAACTATAATCTTCAGCTAAACGTGCTATTTCGCTGTCAAATACTGATTTACTCATAACACCTCTAGCAACTAAACCCACTACAGGATTTATTAATCCTGCAATAAAACTAGCTATATTAGCTGGCTCTTTTATCGCCGAGCCGATATCGTCAAACGGATTTGTTATGTTGCTAAAACTTTTACTAAACATAGACAGACCTTTTGTTGTTGCCGGGTCAAAAAAACTACCCGGTTCACCCCCATAATCTTCAGGTTTTGGTGGTGAGCCATCGCCGCCCGAATCATCCATATCTTTAACCTGTGTTTGACCAAGTGTAGAAGGTACTATTTCTTCTTCAAGTTTAGGCTGGTCTGCCATAGGTTTATACCCTTCAGGTATAGGATAAATAGGTTGACCATTCTTAAAAGGTATTTGTAAAGTTTGTCCCGCTTCATTTTGATAAGTGCGAAGCTCATCATACTGTCCTGCTTTAGTCCCCACTGTTTCTGCAAAAGTTGGTAAATTAGTTGTTTGCAAAGCTGTTGTATATTGAGGGCCAGTAAATTGCGCAGGCTGAAAAAATGGCGTAACACCACCGTAAGGTGTAAAGCCTGTAGGTTGTCCTTGATAACCTTGATAGCCTGTAATTCCAGTTGTGCCTGTTTGATATACTCCTGTTATCGGATTAATTTGATTAGGTGGGGACGGGGGTACAAAGCCACCTACTTGAAAGTTTAATTCATCTTGTCCATCATCTTCTACTTCTAGGTCGTACTCATCAAAAGGTAAATCATCTGGCATAACAGCTTCTTCACTATTGCCCATCTGACCCATAGCTTCCATTTCAGCTAAACCTTGTTTTGCTTCTTGACGCATACGCATTAAGTTTTCAAGGCCAATGTAACGCACTACATCTGCAGGAATAACAAATTCTCCCTCACTCAACTGTGCAGGTATATCATCACGTACTTCTTCTTGTGTTGAACCCGGTGGCACATCATTGCCAGACACAGGGTCTGTTGTGCCACCCTCATCCATGAGACCGCCATCATCAAAGAGTTCTATTTGTTGTGCCATCTTAGCCATTAACTGCATCCCTTAATGTTTTAATATTACGCAACACCGCAATCGCCCCTTGCGCACGGTGCATTAAAATTACACTATCACCTTGTTCTAATGTACGATGTTGTTGTTCTATCAGTGTGTCTATATAACTACTGAAGTGGTCCCACTGGCGTTTGTTGCTGACCAGCGGCTTGAGCTTGTTGAGGAGTTCCTTGTTGTCCACTTGCACTAAATCCTTGTTCACCCGGTACAGGAGCTTGTCCTACACCTATGTTGCCACCACCTGCGCCTGTCGGGTCCATAGCATCTGCACCCGGCGGTGCTTGTTGTTCTTGCATTGGTGCTTGGAAGCCCTTCATAATTTCTGCTTGCAGTGCAGCTTCACTCATATTGTTAGTTACTTTGTCGGGGTCTAAGTCCATAGACTTTGCAATCTCACGGATTACATATTGGAACTTAGCAAAAGGTGCGAGTGCAGGATTACTTGCAATCTGCAAGAACTGCATTAGTCGTTGACTACGAACTTCGTTAGCCATCAAACTTTCTGTGCCACGTGCCTTAACTTCTAAGTCACCTTTTATTTCAGGGTCAAAGTCAAACTGCATATTAAATCTAAACAGACCCTCACCCAAAGGCCGTAGCAAATAGTCATCTACATTTTTTATAACAGTCTTTGTGCCACCAGCAGCAGCATTCATTAACATAGATATACCAGACGCCGTGCGTCCTACACCTGCTACCCCCGTCTGTCCGTGAGCAAATGATGGAAAGCCTGTGCTTTCATCTGCCAGCACACGAGCCTTGTCAAACAACATCATATTTTCTTGCGCTACATTTGGAAACTTTGTGCCAAAGATAGCTTGACCCGGTGCGCCACCTTGTCTACGAAATATCTTGCCCGGATATAATGACAGGTCTTGACCCGGCACTAAGTTAGTTTCATCTACCTCAACAATCAAGTTGCCAGACAGAACAGCATTGTCAACAGCCATACGCATAAAACCGTTCATCAGTGTCTGCGTATCGTCCATGTTTTCAGCAATACCCACACCAAAGAATGAATATGGATTTAGTTCATATGGTGCAGCAGAATATGGTATCTTTGATGGCTTAAATGGATTAAGCACCATACGCAAAAGTTTATTGTTACATACCCAAATATTTGCTTGTAGTTCATCAAACTCTTTTAATTCTTTTGGTATATCTACATCTTGCTCTTCAAGAAGCTCAACATCAACCATACCCCAATACTCAAGAACTTCAAAGCGGTCAATGCCATGTTCTGGTGCATAGTCAGTTAGGTCTTCTTCCCAATACTTCTTAGTATAGTTTTCGCCCATCTGGATGACTTCATCAATAACACCACTTCTAAAGTATGGACGCTTCTTTAGATTACGCAATTGGGTGCGTGACATTTTATGACGCTCAATAACATATTGCGCTTCATCCATATTGTTTGCATCTGGGTCTGGATAAAAGTTCCAAACAGATACATGGTTTACTTGTGGTATTGTTTTAAACAAAGGGTCATAGTTACCATCATCACCCCAATTAGGATATTCCTTGTCAACAGCAAACGGGCCTTTCATTACACCCGTACCAAACAATGCCATTTCAAATGCCGCACTACGCAAATGTTTAGTTGCGCCAGACTCTTCTAACTGGTCATGTATTTTCTTTTGCATTTTCTTTGCAGCAATCATTGCTGGACTAAATGCAATAGCAGTAGGTGTTTGTCCCGGTCCTTCTTTTAGTTTATCTTGTACTGGCTCCAATTTATTTTCCAGTACCCCAAGTTTTTCTTGAAGACTCGTGGCAGTCGCACCTGTTGGGAAATCCATTCCGTCTCCCGCAAAACCGTAGGGACTGGAAAGTGCAGTTTCACTACGTAATTGTTCTGGTTCTTTAGGGTCAAAATGTACATCGGCTACTACACCTTCTGGTAATTCAGTTGGCTCAATAGATAAAGGAAAACGCTGGTTAGCAAACAGAACGTCTACAATTTGTCCATATGCTGCCAGCGTTTTAGTTTTTGTAACTTTAATAAATACACGAGATTTTTCTGCTTCAGTAAACTGAACGTCTGGGCCGTATAAACCCCTATAATTACGATATGCCCGTAGCCAACGCTCTTCGTCCTGATACCTATAATCTTCAGAACGACTATACCTATCCATAATAAAAGGTATAATATTAGTTACATCAGTGTCAGTTTGAGATGTATCATCTGTATCTTCCAGAGCGATAGCATCATCTTCAATCATAATTTCATCTTCAGCCATACTATTTTTCCTTAGTATCCAAAGGTCGCATCTGCTACTTGCATACCGCCACCGGGTCTACCCATTGGGTCATAATCAAATATACTAAATCTTGGTCTGGACATTATACCATATCTTAATGCATCGTACAAGTGGTCTTCCGACTTCGTGTCAATATCTTCTGGATTTTTCTTGTCCAGAGGAATGGACGGTAGCTGGGCAACGATGTTTGTGCAAGTATCAAAGAAAACAAGTCTAGGCTCCTCTGTAAATTCATCTATCTGTAGTCTACGGTGTAC